GAAAGTAATCCTCCACCTTACGTTCAAGTATGGTGCGGTCTTCGTGTTTGATGTTCACAGTTATCGTCTTCACGTCACTTCCTCTATCTTGTTCTGTTCAGTTGTGTGCTTCACATGGCAAGGGAAACAAATGATACGACACTTGCGTACCTCTGCCATGAGTTTCTTTAGGCTACCTGTAGCAAGGTCACCGACGTTTGCCTTCTTGGTGGATGGGTCAATGTGATCCATCTGCAGCAGCCAAGGATGCATATCTTTGTTGCCACAGACACTGCAGCCTTTATGCAGCTTATACTTATCCAGCCAACGCTTACGCCTAGCACGACGCTCAGAGTTACGCTTGCGTCTGTTCTTCTCGTGATTCTTGAAGGCATTAGGTAAACGCCACTCAAGAACGCCGTCAGATCGGATGCCGTGCAGGATACGTCCATCCTCACGCACATGCCCCCGGAAGACAGTCACGTTGTAGTCGTCTACTGTGTATTGAGTTATTGGTATCATTACAATCTCCTGTGAAATGGGGTGACCCGAAAGCCACCCCGTTGGCGAGACTACTTAGCCTCATGGATTACAAAGTCGCTACCGTTCTTGGACACAATCCGATACAGATTGTAGAATGGCATGCCGTAGTAACGGATGTGCTTGCCATCATTAACCTGAAAGAACTGACCATTCTCAGATGGTCCAGCATAGTATTTGCCCATGTGATTGAAGTCACGCTCATTGGTACGGTCAATCGAAGGCTTGGCACCTGAGAGTGCGTGAACGAGGTTGATAGCTTTGACTTTGATGTATGACATGATATGTCTCCTTTTACTGTTGGTTTGGGTGAGATAGCCACACCATTGCGGCTAACTCAATGTTTGTTGTCTGAAGTTCAGACAGGTCAGGCAGCACGTTGCTGAAACAACTTAGCCTGACGCTGCGCCTTGCGAGTAAGCTTCTTAGACTTATTCACACGACGCCAGTGGTCACGCTGACTGTCAGTCTTTGGCGTCACCCGCTTCATGCTTTCTACTTTGATTTGCATGATCTTTGTTCTCCTTCTTTCTGTTGTACTTTGTTTTGTCTGGCACTACTTGCTGCCGTCTCCTGTGCGTTTGAAGCAGTGCTTTAGCGATAGGATTTACAGTATCAGGACGTTTGACCATTGTCAACCACCATCGGATGAAAATTTTCATCTACCAGCCAACACGCCTGTTCTTCAGCTTTGCGGAACGCTTCGTCACGAGTGTTGTGCGCCGAATAATGCCCTCCCTTGCCGTTGAGATACGTGATGTCCAGCACCCAGCACCCAATGTCCTTCACGACAAGGACACTCTTGGTGTTGTTTGAGTTCATAGCTTTCCAGACATTCTTAGTGCCTGACAAAAGTTCCCAATGTGAGCAGTGATAAATCATTGTACTAATTCCTTTCCCTGTGCATGTGCAGCCTGATGATAATAGCGGGGTGCTTCTTTCCCGTCGAAGAATGTAGGCACGTCAATGCGATTGACAGTCTCCCACAGGAACTCCTGATAGTCCTCGCTGAGATCAGCCAGCTTGGCCTCCCACTCAGCCTGTGTCTCCACGTCTGTGGGTATCTCCTTGACGCCGATACTGTTGACAGCGAAGGTCGCCATCACGAATGCCATAGCGTCCGCTGGTCGGTCAACACCTGACACAAGGTATGTATCACCACCCTTGAACTTCCAGTAGGCATTACCACTCTCAAACTTACCGTCATCGTCATGTGCGCCATAGTTCTCCAAAGTCTGCATGTGTACTGCGTATGTCATTATACATCTCCTTGTCTGATGTTCAGACAGCTAGTTGATAACAAAGCCGGACGTGTCCTGCTTGGCCTTCTTGCCCTTTGCCACAAGGCCAACGACTACACCCTTGGGGTCAAGGAATCGCAGGTCGTCCTTGTCACCGTCAATGACACGCAACCCACGGAAGGTGTCCGGCAAGCTGTGACGGAATACTACAGCCATGTTGACGCCAGTGTCAAGCACAGCCTGATGCACACTGTCTGCATAGTTCATGTCAGCCTCACTGTACGACAGCGTAAGGTGGTAGTTAGGTGGCAGGTCAGCGTAAGCACGTTTGACAATCTTCGTGTAGTCATAGAACTGTACATCGGGAAACTGCTCCATGATGCCAGACTTCTCGTACATGATGTCGCTAGTGCCATTGGGACGGACGCATGGCTGCACAACATTCTTGATACACCGCCGCCTGAACACCGTGATGTCATTGACAAGCGCATCCATGAAACCCACACGGTCAGACAGATACCACATGGTCTTGCGTTCTCGACCACGTTGAACGCTGGACATTTGACCACGGCCAGCCCATCTAAGGCACGGCTCTGCACACCCAGCCATGTCAGCCATAGCGCACAGGTTATGCACCTTGCCCTTGAACGTAGTCTTGTAGGGCTGCATGTACTTGATAGCAGTCAGATACTCTGAACCATCACCCTTGATGGTCTTGGCGTTGTTACCCACACCGATAAGTTGATACGTCATTTCTGTTCTCCTTGTCTGAACTTCAGACAGCTAGTTTTTTACGTTGAATATGCCCAGCTAAATTAAAGGCATGGTCTATGCACTGCATACGCCGCCGCAGTTTCATATCACCACCCATTGATACATACTTCTCAAAGTCAGGCCACACCCGGAACTTGAATGTGTGCCAGTCGAGTGGCGGCACATCAAAATGCCGTCGGGTGTTCTCGCAGTCATGCACATGAGCCTTGTACATAGACATGCGCATCAATGTCTTACCCTCACGCCATTGCTGATCAATATTAGTCATCGTATCTTTCCTCCATATAGAACGCAGCAGCAACCCAGCCACCACCAAAGCAGACACCACACGCCACCAAGGCATAAGCCCAGATAGGTCCACCTGTTTCCATTAGGTTTATAAAGGCGAATGGCGAGACAAACGCACTCACCACCACCATGAACATGCATCCTGCAATCTTACCCATCAAGCTTAACTCCCCCATTTGCATCCAGCAGCACAGACTGCACGATCACTTCCCACCCACCTTCACGCAGGTTCTCTGCCATCTCAGTCGCAGCCTTGATGTCATGCGTACTGCGGAAGCATATCCAATCACCGGACTTGTAGTGGGCAGATGTGTAGTCCGCACTGCCGTGCTTCATGTTCACCAAATAAACTTCAGTCATCTCTGTTCTCCTTGTCTGAACTTCAGACAGCTAGTTGATATCGAATTGTGCATAAGACTTAGCACAAACAATCCACAATGTAAAGCGGATGTCAGGAACGATTTTTGTGACGCTCCAACACCGCCTTGAGATTAGCGGACACAGCTTGTCGCTTTTCCTGATCCGCTGCCTTCAGGTAGGTAGACCACGAAGCATCAGCTTGCCCCACGTCCATGCATGTGTACCCACGCTTGGTGCGTTGGTTCGCCTCGCTGGGCATCTCCACCCACGATGAGGTCACTCGACCCACCGTGATAGGCACTACGTTGCCCCCTTCAAAACCTTTGTCTTTCATGTGTATCCCCTTCCATCTGCTTGTCTGAACTTCAGACAACCTGTGATTAACCTTGCTGCATCACCGTGATGCAACTTCCATAATGTTCCTCATATTAGCAAACACAACCACAAAATGCAACCTGAAGTCGGGAACTATTTTTAGACCCCTGCACCATCACCAACACCACCCCACTACTGTCATACCCCCTCTCTCTTACTTGTCTGAAGTTCAGACAGGCTGCAACACCATGCCCCCCCACTACTGTCATAGACATATGCCAATAAAAAAAAGGCACAAAAAAAGGGCCGCCCCGAAGGGCGACCCGGTTGTCTGATGTTCAGACAGGTTATGCAGCTTTGCGTGCTTTTTCCAACTCATTGTCTGCATCAACAATTGCGCCAGACAGATTGTCGTAAAACTTGGAAACAGCGGCAACCGCTTCGGTGCTAGTCATGCCGTGATGCTTACGGGCGAATGCAAGATAATTTGCAATGGCTTGATCCAGTGCCATTGGTGGCTTGTTTTTGGCTGCAGCTTTCGCCTTAGGATCAGTCGCCTTAATCAGCTTGATCATGCCGCTGACACTGTTGGCCTTGTATGACGGGTTGGCCTTTACCTTTCTGTCATAAGCTTTCTTGATCTTAGGCAGACCGGCCTTGGCAAGCTGAATGCAAAGCGAACGGTTGTCACGTGAAAGGCCGTTCTTTTCACGTTGCGCCGTTGTCCGCTTATCTTCATCGCCCCGTACACGGTCCCGCAATTTCAGGGCCACAAGCGCTGCATCGAATGCAACTTGATCAAGCTTGCCGTTTGCATCGGTGCAGCGGGCTGTCACTGTTATCAGCGTTTTGCCCAACTTGATGCCAGCTTCAACAGCAATCCAGATTGATGCATCAGCGCTGTTGAAAGCTTCGACTGCAGCGGTTGCGGTTGCGATTTGTGCCTTGTTGATACGTACGTTTTTCATGACTTGTTCTTTCCCCGGTATCACCGGATTGCTGTCTGAACATCAGACAAGCTGTTATCTACGGGATTGCAGATAATGAATAGGTTTATATCAGGGCTATTTGAGCCAGTCAATCTGTCAAGCCCGTCAATAATTTGACAAGGCCAAAATAACAATATTCTTTCGTGAAAGGCTGCCCAGTCGGTAATTATATTTTAATAGTAAGACAGGATTGCTGCCCTATTTATAGTGGCAATATCATGTCGGTTTTAGGTGTGTCGGTGTCGGTATCAGAACAAAACAGACATGACCGGTGGGGGTTGTCTGATGTTCAGACAGGCTGACGGTAGGGTTGCTGCAGGGCTTGTGTTGATTAGATGCATCGCCGTTCTGATTTAACGGCAATCCCTGCAGCTTTGGCCTTGCCTGTCACGGGCTGGCGTTAACTGATATGCAAACAGTTACCGGGCCGCTTCTATATATGGTGTTTTTCTGCCAGCTAGACACAAGGCATTGGTTTATCAGGCGAAATCAGCCTCAACTGTCACGGCAAGCGACGGTAGGCAGGGGCCACCACCCCGGTCTACGTATACGTTCATGGACAAATACACAGATCAGTAAAATTGAGTGTTAACCACACGGGTAACTGTTGAGTATATATGCACAAGCACTGTGCAATGTGCCTAATTTTTGTGCAACATTAAGGTATTTTTGGGGCATAATCATTTTATGTATTGACAAGGGGGGTGTTTTTAGGTATAATTATATAAACTAGACTACACTTACAGTGATACACTTAAATGTCTTTAGATAAAGATGTTAAATACACTTACAATGAACACTATAAGTGGTAGACTTAGTATTTAACCCGTACATGAAAGTTTTTTCTTGACAATGGCAAAGAAATCCGTAAAACTATACACAGATAATGTACTGGAAGCATTCTATGATGCTATCCGTACTAATACACTAGACCGTCTCCATATTCCCCACAGTGATGTCTTCTACGTGCGGCAAGCAGTTGAGGCACACTATGGGCGTTCATTTACATTGAAACACGTAGAAGATGCAATGAAGGCTGAAGGCTGGTCAGAGGACAAATGAAATGTTTACAGCATTGGTATTGGCTTGTGTCATGGCTGCGCCGGATAGATGCATTGAGGCAGAGGATACTCTTGGCCCCTATGAGACGGAAGGTCAGTGTGTTATGCGGGTACATGAAATGGTAGCACAGATGCGTATGGCATTCCCTGTGCCGCATACGTATCAGTACAAGTGCGTAGAGCAGTCTATCAAACAAAAAGGTATTTCCCTGTGAGTATTCCAGAGAGAGTCAAGAACAAGATGAAGGAAGAGGGTCTCAGGGGCGTGAACAAGCCTAAGAGGACACCTAACCATCCTAAGAAGTCACACTGTGTAATGGCATCGGAAGATGGCAAGTATAAGTTCATACGCTTTGGACAACAGGGTGTACGGGGTGCCGGTAAAAACCCTCAGTCTAAGAAAGACAAGGCACGTAAGAAGTCGTATTATGCCAGACATAATGCACAAGGTAAACCGACCAGCAAGCTGAGTGCTAAGTACTGGTCTCATAAAGTGAAATGGTAAAGGAATAGACACATGGCTGGCCCAGCAGTATTTTTTGTACCCCTAGCTATTGCGGGTGGTAAAGTATTTTTTAAGTTTGCTAGTAAAAAAGCAGCAGAAGTATTTAAGAAGCGCTTTGCTAAAGCGGGTAATGTGACTACACGTACCCCGCCTAAAAATGCAACGGTAACAACCACAGGTTCTTCTAAGGGTAAGTCCATCGTACAAGATTTGACTAAGCCTGTGACGCAGCCTAGAGTCAGCCCACGTAATCCAAATACAAGTACACTGCCAAAGCCGCCTAAGAGCAGTGGCGGTGGTAAGGCTGCAGGTGCAGCAGCCGCAGGAGCAGGTGTAGCTGCTGGCTCTACTGCCACAGGCAAGGATGCAGACAAGCCGAAGAAGAGCAAGCCCTCTAAGACGTCTGACCAAGCCCGTGATGAAGCACGGGTATCTGCACGTCAACGACGTTTAGCAGCTAAGTCGGAAGCACAGGGTGGTGGGTCTGTACTGTCTAATAAGAAGAAGAAGACAACCAGCAAGCCTACAGCCGAAGGTGCTGCGGCAAAACGTATGCCTAAAAAGACACCGGCTAAACCGACACCTCCACCACCACGCCCTAAGAAGAATGATAAACCTGCTTCGACGACTCGACCTACTGCAGCACCTTCAGGGCGTAAAACTAAAAAGAAAATGTACACAGCTATCAATACTCGTACAGGCAAGCCAGATTATGATGCACCACGAGTTACTGCAGCACAGCGTCTGAAGCAAGAGGATCAGTACAAAAAGTTTAAAAAGGACAGTGCTAAATTTAAGGCTGATGCAACTCGTGAGTATGTATCTAGGACTGCCAAGAAAAACATGAACAAGGGCGGTGCCGCACTCAAGTCTGTACCGGCTGGCAACTCCGGCCTGAAGAAGCTGCCTACCCCTGTACGTAATCGTATGGGCTTTATGCGCAAGGGTGGGGTTGCCAAGAGGAAGTAATGGCTGCTCCACGTAATTATAAAAAAGAGTATGCAAACTACCAGTCACGCCCAGCACAGATCAAGCGGCGTACCAGTCGTAATGCTGCACGTAACAAGCTAAAGAAGTCTGGTGTGGCAGTTGCAGGTAAGGATGTAGCACATCGTAATGGCAACCCTCGTGATAATCGCCGTGCTAATCTTGCAGTAAAGCCAGCATCCAAGAACAGGTCATACGCACGTACAAGGACGGCAGGTAAGCGTAATCCCCGTGCATAGAGTTGAACAGGACATACGTAACTGGTCACATAACTTTCTTGAAGTACCTAATGAGAAGTTAAACGGACTACCGCCCTGCCCCTACGCAAAACAGGCGTGGACAGATAACAAGGTAACATTCAGCATCAACACGGGGCTGGATGGACTGGTAGACGCAGTGAAGCAGTTTGAGTCCCACGACTATGATATAGTTGTGTGGGCTAGTGAAGAATTACCGGATATGGAATACCTAGATGGTTTCTGTGACGGTATGAATGAGGCACTGTCAGTTCAGGGTGCCGATATGCATTTGATGCAATTTCATCCAGACTACAGTGCGGAAGATGCTGGGCTGGATTTTCTACTTCAAGATGGGGTCAGTGACCCTGAGTTAGAATACTGCATGGTATTCGTGCAGAGACTATCAGTGTTGGATGATGCCGCACTGAGTTTAGAAAAGAGTGGATACTACTTGAAGTTCCCTGTAGAGACATTCCACTCTCTTGTTATTGATAGACGGAGACTTAGAAATGGTAGCTAAAAAGAAAATGCGTGGCGGCGGCATGATGAAGACAGCAGCCAAAAAGAAAATGATGCGTGGCGGTGCCGTAGCAAAGAAAAAGATGATGCGTGGTGGCATGGCTGCTAAGAAGCGTGGCAAGTAATGCCCGTACTGGCGACAGGTTCAAAGTTCCGTACCGAAGTAGTGGCGTTGGGTACAACCAACAAGACTAATGTGTACACTGTGCCTACAAACTTTTCTTCGCACTTGGAGAATTTGTTTGTAAGTAATAACCACACAGGTAACGTGACTTTGAGCCTACACCTTTTTCATGCAGATGATAACACAGAATATGACTTGTTGACTGCTCACAATATTGCGGGTGGGTCATACGAGTCTATCTTTACTGTAGACAGACCTCTGTATCTACATGCAGGTGATATCATCAAATGCACGGCAGGTACGGCAAGCAAGCTAGTCGTGACCACATCGTGTGAAGAATTTTACGACCCAAATAGGTAAGGAGATAGGAGATGACCCGTGTCTCTAAAAAAGCCCCCGCTAAAAAGAAAACCGCACAAGCTAGAACGAAAGCGAAACCGACTGGAAAGGTTAGCCTTTCGCAAGGCGGTGCGCCTAAGAGCAAATCAAGAGTTAATGAAGCTGGCAACTATACTAAGCCCGGAATGAGGAAGCAGCAGTTTAACCGCATCAAGGCTGGGGGCAAAGGCGGCGCACCCGGACAGTGGTCAGCACGTAAGGCGCAGATGCTTGCGTCAGCCTATAAGAAAGCAGGGGGCGGTTACAAATGACATGGAACACGTATTTCTGCTTCTTGTCTATCTAGGCACAGGAGAGTTTCGCAACTTAGTCAGTGGCGACATGTACTTTCGTAGTATTAACGAGTGCAATTATTTTGCAGAAAAGTCAGCAAAGAGGTATGGTAATTATCAGTATAGCGCATACTTAGACCCAAAAGACAGAGTAACAGCTTATTGTGTACCTAAATACGTTAACCCCGACAACGTAAGGATATATTAAGATGGACCCCATCAGCGCAATGGCGACTGCTTCGGCAGCGTTTGGTGCAATCAAAAAAGGTTTTGCAGTAGGCCGTGACATAGAACAGATGGCAGGAGACTTATCCAGATGGATGGGTGCCATGTCTGACTTGGAACAGGCTGAGAAAGAAGCAAAGAACCCGCCTATATTTAAGAAGCTGTTTGCTGGACAATCAGTAGAGCAGGAAGCCATAGCCGCCTTCGCCAATAAAGAGAAGGCAAAGCAACAGAGATACGAACTACAGCAGTGGATAAGCCTCACTATGGGTAAGTCCAAGTGGGATTCACTGGTGGCAATGGAAGGCCAGATACGTAAGCAGCGTAAAGAAACACTTTACAAGCAGCGTGAACGTAGGCAGAAGTTCGTAGAGATTGTAGCATGGACACTGCTAGTTGTTGCAGGTGCAGCAGCCTTGTATGCTTTTGTAGTATTTATGAAGGGTACAGTTGCTAGAGCAGCAGACCCAGAGTATGTAACGTGCAGGTTGAAGGGTTGCACTACGGTAGACAAACAGCGTGTGTGCGTCTATCACGGTGTAAACAATACGGTGGACACATTGTTTTTTCGTATGGACGAATGGTTCCCCCGTGAGTTTCAGTGTAAGTATGACCCTAACGAAACCAAGCCACCTAGCATACAAGAAACATTTAAAGAAATTAGAAAGTCACAGAAAAACTAATGGCAATTGCAAAGTCACAACAGAGCCTGAAAAACTGGACAAAGCAGAAGTGGCGCACCAAGTCAGGTAAGCCTAGTGCTAAGACAGGTGAAAGGTATTTACCTGAAAAAGCAATAAAGTCCTTGACAAGTGCAGAGTATGCTGCTACAACTAAGGCTAAGAGAGAAGGTACACGTAAGGGGAAGCAATTTGTACGCCAGCCTAAATCTATTGCAAAAAAGACTGCAAGATTTCGCAGAGGCGGGTAAAGACCCACGCACGTTTCGTTTGGCTGATATGGAGCCAGATATAGAGACCCGTGTATTCTTAATCAAGAAAAAGCTACAGGAACTGAAAGATGTTAAACTTATTGATAGGGCCAGTTGCTGAACTGGCAGGGACGTGGTTAAATGGAAAAGTTGAAAAGTCTAAAGCAGAAACTGGTGCAAAAGTTGCACGGGCTAAAGCTGAAGCTACAATCATGGAAAAGAAAGCTACTGGCGAACTTGACTGGGATTTGGAAATGGCTAAAGGAAGTAAGTCTTCGTGGAAAGACGAGTGGCTTACTATTCTGTTCAGTATACCTCTCATTCTTGCGTTCATTCCGGGTATGGAAGAAGTAGTGGCAAATGGATTTGCCCAACTCCAAGCAATGCCTTCATGGTATCAGTATAGCCTTGGTGTTATCGTTGCTGCCAGCTTTGGTGTTCGCAGTGCTACTAGGTTATTTGGAAAAGGGTAGTCCTATTGCAGATGTGGAGTATGCACGACAGAACAACAGAAAGACAGGCGAGGATTAATCGTGGCAGAAGTAACAATGGAAAGACTACTCAAGTGGAAGATACTGCCCCGCTTGATGATGATTATGATGTCAATATCCGCTTGGCGGGTAGTGGAGTGGTTTATGACATTGCCAGACCCTACCAACGCACAGGCGGGTCTAGTGAGTGTAGTCACGGGGGCCATGACAGGTGCATTTGCGGTGTGGATGGGGCATGAGAAATGAAATATAACGCTGAAAACTTTGTAAACAAACTTATAGCACACGAAGGTCTGCGCCTTCAAGTGTACAAAGATACGCTTGGTATTGATACGATTGGTATCGGACGCAACCTTGAGGACCGTGGTATCACAAAGGAAGAACTGGACTGGATGGACATTCCTAGCATGGATGCTGTCTACGAGTACGGTATTACTGAAGCTGATGCTATGTACCTCGCAAAGAATGACGTACAGATAGTCGAAGAGGAACTCGTCCGTGCGCACCCTTGCGTAGAGGAGTTAGACGCTGTACGTCAACTTGTACTGATGGACATGGCATTTAATATGGGTGTACCTCGCCTTAGAAAGTTTACAAAAATGTGGAACGCTGTGCATGAAAAGAAATTTGACATAGCGGCAAAAGAAATGCTTGACAGCAGGTGGGCAGTTCAGGTAAAATCACGTAGTACAAAATTAGCCCATGCAATGCATCATGGTGAGTTTTAATGGCTAGACAATTAACAGACAAACAACAAAAATTCCTTGCCGTGCTTTTTGATGAAGCTGGCGGCGATATGGTTGCAGCTAAAAAGATGGCAGGATATGCTGACACTTCTGGTACTGCTGAGATTGTTAAGGGTCTTAAAGAAGAAATACTTGAGGCGACTCAAATGTATATGGCACGTAATGCGCCGAAGGCGGCGATGGCGATGACAGGTGCGCTATTTGATCCGACTGAACTTGGTATTCGTGATAAGATGGTTGCTGCTAAAGAACTGCTTGACCGTGTAGGTCTGGTAAAGACAGAGAAGATGCAAGTAGAGGCATCTGGTGGTGTAATGCTTATGCCGCCTAAAGCACCTGTAGAGGAGGAAGACTGATGGCTGTAGATTACAAAGAATTAGATGATGTATTGGATATGATGGGTACTACAAAAGATACTAGGCCGTTACCTAAAACAAAACGTAGACCAAAAATAAAAATAAAAAATATTGGAACAAAAGGAACAAAGAAAACATCTTTTTTACCTCACACAATAGTAGACAATAAAAAGAAAAACGTATGACCCGTAGTGTAGGCAAATGGAAACTACCGCAGCCAACCGATATTAAAGAAGAAAACGAATGGGTACAGATACCTCGCATTGCAAGGACTGTACCTTTCGGTTATAAGCAGAGTGAAGAAGACCCCGACATTCTTGACCCTATTCCAGTCGAACTGGATTTGCTAGAGAAAGCCCGTAGTCACGTAAATCAGTACAGCTACCGTGAAGTAGCCAATTGGTTGACTGCTAATACTGGGCGACAAATATCTCACGTAGGATTGAGGAAGCGTTTACTTAATGAGCGACAGCGTAAGAACCAAGCTAAAAGCCTCCGCAAGTGGGCAGAATATGCGGAAACGGCAATCGCCAAAGCGAAGGCAATCGAAGAAGCAAGAACAGGCTCAAAAGCCAACGGTTGAGATTGAAGAGGTTTCATATGAAACCAGTAGCATTGAAGAACACGCTAATGTACTCTTCAAGCCAAACCCCGGCCCACAGACAGAGTTTCTAGCTGCTAGTGAACGAGAAGTTCTTTATGGC